TGGAAGTCAGACCAGTTCTTCGGTTGAATATATGCCACTGGCATCCCCTGTCGGAACCCTCGGAGGAAACCAGATGCGGAAGGGCCGAGGGATTTCCCTTGTCGGCAGGGTAATTACTCCCCACCTATCCGCACTGGTGTCTTGCTACGCGAACAGGTCGCCGCGTGGAATCTGTTGGTTCTTTACCGCCCACTCCGCCTGGCGCATGAACTGCTGCTCGGCCATGAACTGGGCGGCCTGTGCGTCGGTAAGGGGCTGGATGTCCTCAAATGCCGGAACTGGATAGCGCCGGCCGTTGGGGTAGTTGTTTGGTCTGGTCATGTCAGGCGTCCAGTGGGGAGAAATAGCCGGTCACATTCCCCTCTTTGTCCCGCATCCACTGCAGATCGGGCCGGAGGGTTTCACACCGAATGCCAGACGCGCTTTCGATGCGCTTGGCAAGGTCAGGGCTTGGGCGCTTGCCTTTCCAGCCAGTCGCAATCTGGTACAGGTAGGCCGGAGAAGTGCCAACGGCGAGAGCTAAAGCCTGTTTTCGGGGTTCGTCGCTGATGTATTCAGTCAGGTTCATGGATAATTTCGCCTTGAGTTAAAGCATATTTAGCCCGAAGCTAAACTAAATGTCAAGCCCTGAGCTAAATTAATTTCAATTTATCTGTGGTAGTATTTAGCCGTTAGCTAATATAAGTGGAGCCGTTATGGACATTTTCGAGATTCGTTTAGCGAATCTGCGGGCTGCCATCAATGAGCTGGCCGCGAAAGGGTTGAACAAGCAAGAGTCGGCAGGGAAGCTCGACATGAGCGCCTCATACCTTTCCCAGCTGCTCGGTGGAAAAAACATTGGCGAGTCTACGGCTCGCAAGATCGAGGAGGCTCTTGGCCTGCCTCGTGGGTCGTTTGACCAGGTATCAGCAGTGCCGGTGAGCAAGTTTCCGGCATATGCGATTCGCGCCGTGGACGGCGTTGACGGGGTTCTTGACGACAAGGAGGTTATGGTGGCCGTGGTGGATGTCGAACTATCTGCAGGAAGCGGAAGCGCCGTTGAATTCATCGAAACCAAGTACCGACTGCCCTACCAGATGGAATGGTTGCGCAAGGTCGGCGTTAAAGACCCGGACCATGTTCGGCTGATGGCGGTAAGGGGCGACTCCATGGAGCGCACCCTGTTCAGCGGGGACAAGGTGCTGATACACCTGCAGGACACGCGCATCAAGTCCGATGCGGTCTATGCCATCCTGCTGGACGGCGAGGCCAAGATTAAGCGCTTATTCAATTCCATCGTCGGGATCCGCGTGGTGTCCGACAACCCAGACAAGCAGCGATATCCGGACGAACTGGTGGCTCCGGACGCGCTTGAGCGCCTGGTCGTTATAGGCCGCGCCATTCACCGACAAGGGAGCAGTGGGCTATGAGTTCATTTTCTGATGTGATTATGACCGCGCTGGAATGGGGCGCCATAGGCGCGGCAACTGCAGCAGGCATTGCAGGCGGCATTTTTCTGCTGAGCCTCGTGTTCGCTTTTTTTAACCAAGGCATTTCAGCAACCACTGCCAACCTAAACAAGGCTGGCGCGGCATCCGCCGTCAAGACGCTTCTATTCGCCACCGCCCTGCTTGGCGGGTACTTTTTTACGCTCGGATTTTTTATCCATGCAGGGAAATACTTCGGACACCCATGGATCGGCATGCTTCTCGCCGTGTTCGCCCCGCTTGTGTTGGTAGTTGCGCTCTGGCGAAATAAATAATCGCCTGAAATAGCCCAACGCCCTGGCGCTTGCCGGGGCTTTTTATTGCCTAAATATATGATTTCTATACTGGTAAAAATATTTTTACCTTTTAGCTAAATTTCTATTGACACTTCCTTTAGCTTGTGGCTAAATGTGCTTAAGCCGAGCAGTAAACCGGCTTAATTCCACCAAGCGAGGGAACCATGCCAACCAACGAAAAAACATTCAACGCCATCCAAGTGATGGTCCTGTCCGACGAGGACACCGAAATGCTCGGCGCGGCCTATGAGTCCGGCGACCATGCCGAGCTGGGCCGTCTGTTCGCCCATGTCGTGTCCGAGCAACTGCGTAAGGAAGATGAACGCTGGATGCTGGACATCAAGCAGGTGCTCAACGCCATCTGCCCCGTTCCGGCCTTTCCGACCATCCGCACGCCGGAGTCGAAACTATGAGCGCCCAGCCGAAATACAGCGAGGTGTTCGCCGCCTCTAACAAGATTCTGCTCCGCCAACTGGACACCGTCACCGCCCAGCATGAGCAGGAACAGAACGACCACGAGATCACGCGCGCCAAGCTGTCGGCGTGGCGGGTCTATGCCGTCTGCGTCACGGTCTTTCTGTTGGCGCAGTCATTCAACATTGCCTGGAGCCAAGCATGAACATGCCCGTAATCCAAACCGCCGTGACCGTCTACGGCAATAAATCCCTCGACGCCGCCGAGATGCAACTGCAGGTCAATCTGCTGCAGGACATCATGCGCAAGGTCATGCATGAGGGCACGCACTACGGTGTCATTCCCGGCACCAAGACCAAATCCCTGTACAAGCCCGGTGCCGAGAAGATCATGGCCACCTTCCGCCTTGCTGCCGATCCCGTGGTCGAAGACTTGGGCCAAGGTGGCGAGATCCACTACCGCGTCAAGGTGCGCGTGCTGAACAGCGCCGGCGATTACCTGGGCGCCGGTGTCGGTGAATGCTCGAGCCGCGAGGAAAAGTACAGCTGGCGCGCGCCGGTCTGCGACGAGGAATACGAGGCCACGCCCGAAATCCTGCGCCGCGTGAAGTTCAAGAAGTGGAACGGCAAGGTCGAACAGGCCAAGCAAATCCGCACCAACCCCGCCGATGTGGCCAACACCATCCTCAAGATGGCCAAGAAGCGCGCACTGGTGGACGCGGTGCTGACCGTGACCGCCGCCTCGGACATCTTCACCCAAGACATTGAGGACTTGCCGGACGAGCTGGTGGCCGAGATTGTCGGCAAGCCGGTGAAGGACGACTCCGAGCTGGTGATCAAGTGGACGACCGCATTCGAAGAATGCCAAACCACCGAGGCGCTGCGCGCCAAGGCCGCCGAGTTCGCCTCCGAGAAGATTGGCGCCAATGGAAAGGCCCAATGCCGTGCCGTCTACACCGCGCGCCTGAACGCCCTGAAAGACATCGAATCCACCCCCGCATTCCCTGAAATCACCGACCAAGGAGCAGAAGCATGAACGCTATTGTCCAACTGGGGGCCAACGGCCTCGACATCCGCCGCACTGGCCGCATCACTGGATCCCGCATCGCCGGCATCCTCGGCAAGTCGCCCTACAACGACCGCGCCTCGGTGCTTCGCCAGATGGTGCGCGAACACTTCGGCGCATCCACCGAGTTCACCGGGAATGTGGCCACCGAGTACGGCTCCGCGCACGAAACCGATGCCCTCGCATGGTACGAGGAAGAAAAGGGCGTAATGACCTTCAACAATCAGGAGTTCATTATCCACCCGAGCTATGACTTCCTCGCCGTCACCATCGATGGCATGGCCGAGGACGGTCTGGTGGAATGCAAAGCCCCGTACCGATCCAAGTACACCGAAATGCCGGCGCACTACTACGACCAGGTGCAGCTGCAGATGGCCTGCGCTCAAGCCCAGTGGTGCGATTTTGTCTGCTGGCGCGGTGACGAAACCAGCTTCATCCAGCGCATCTATGCCGACCCGTGCTACCTCGACGACATCTTGCCCGAGCTGACCGCCTTCATGGCCGAGTACGAGGCCACCATCCGCGACAAGACCAAGGCCGCCCCGCACCTCGCCGACAAAGGCCGCGCCGATGCCGAATGGCAGACCGCCGCCGCCGATTACATCAAGGCCAGCCAAGCCCTCGACCTCGCCAAGCTCGAACAGGAAGCCGCCAAGCAGCGCCTGCTCGACCTGTCCGGCGGGAACCCGGCCAAGGGCGCCGGCGTGCAAGTGATCAAGCAGGAGCGCAAGGGCACCGTGTCCTACGCCGCGGTGGTCAAGGAGCTTCTGCCGGACACCGACCTGTCCCCGTGGCAGGGCGAACCCTCAGTGGTCTGGACGGTGAAGGTGTCGTCATGAGCGCCGTCCTCGACCTCGACCCCGATCTGACCATCACCAAGTCCACCGACCAGCCGACGCCGGAGGAGCGTCGGGCACAGTTCAACGCCCGGGCGCCCTTTGCCTTCGGCATCGATAACCCCATCGCCAACATGTTCACCCAACAATTCAACGAAACCTTCGGAGCGAAAAAATGAAAGGCATCAACAAAGTAATTCTGGTCGGCACTGTCGGCAAAGACCCCGAGCTGCGCTATTTCCAATCCGGCGATGCGTACTGCACCCTGTCGGTGGCCACATCGGAAAGCTGGAAAGACAAGC